CGTAGGCCTGCCGCAAAGTCTTCCCGCGATGCTTTTCCGCAAGCTCTCTTAAGCCGCCTGCGCCCTCCAAGTTAAAGGCCTCGTTGAACTTCCGCCGAATATAGTCTTCATCGGCCCCAAACGGGACAATCCACTGCCAAGGTTGCCCGTCCCTGGCTTGAAGCTGCGCCATAGGCGCGCCAGGGGCTTTAAGCTGATAGTGGGCCTCAAAAATGATTTCAGACTGCCGGCCTATTGTCACCGGCCTTGCAGTGACCAGAATGTTAAAGTCTCTGAAGATATCCCGGACTCCAACATCCGGCGGCTTTCCCTCCGCCGCACGCTGCGCGTTTACCGCCGCGGCCATCGCCTCAGCCAATTTGTAATTTACTTGCGTTACAAAATCGTCAGGCGTAATGGTTGGGAAAACCGCCGTCGGGAAATAGCTCTCTGGAGCGTTTTCTCGGCGCAGCCAAGTCGGGTTCCAGGCGGCGTTGCTCCGATAGAACTGGCTAGTGAACATTCTGACTGAAAATAGCGCCGCTTCCTCTTGCGAGTACCCCTGAAGCCACGCGCGCCTATAGTCGTCGATAAAGCGCTGCTTTTGCTGTCCTGCCTTAAGTTCTTTTTTAAGCGCCTTTTGAAGCTCCCGATCCTGGACTAGCTTTTCTATTGCCGCCTCTAAGTCATTTTCAGGCTTTATTTCAGGCTCTCTATTCGGACTTCTTGCCGTTAGTCTATTCCAATCGGCTTCAGGGCGGGGCGTAAGCGGCCTTGCGCGAATCCTTGCGTCAATTGATTGGGGCGTAACTGGCTGTCCCGATGAACGCAGATCGTCCAGTGTAATAGCAAGAACCGGGTCTTCCGCCAGGGCGGCATCGACAATCCCCGTATTCAACGCCCGCAGGTCATGAAGGAACTTCCCGACATCCCCTCGGTTACCGGTATTGCGCGCTTCCTGGACCATTTCCCGCAGCAACCCGGGCATCTTGTGAGGGCGGCGAAGGGCCAGCTCCTGGATTACAAGCTTCCGCGCGTGCTCTCGGGCCTGTTCTCTGTACATTTCAATGAGGCCCTCGGGGTTTTCCGTCTCCCACTCTTGTTCGGGCAAGTTTGCCAACCGCTTGTTCAGTTCGGCCTGGGTGAAAGCCTCCCACAGAGCTCTTTCGTCATCCGTTGAGCCCCCTCCTGGGGAATACAGATTCCCCATCGCCCGGGTAAGCCTAGGCGCGGAAATGCCTTGCGCTCTCTGGGCCGACGCCAAAAGCAGTGCTGTCAGTATCTTATGCTCGGAGCTGTCCTTCCGGATCACACCAGAATCAACAGCCTCTTGCAGTGCCATATTACCGTCGGCCACAAGCCCAGCCGCCAGCAAAGCGCGCACGTTAGCCACGGCGTGCTGAGTAGCCGCCCGGGCCTCGGCCGCAGCCTGGCGCTTCTCTACCTCCAAGGCCGCTCGGAGCTGCCGAACCATCACCGGGGAGAGAAGGCCCTCTCCGCCGTACCGGCGAAGAGCCTGCTCAGCAACACCGAACTTACGAGCGTCGATAAAAGCCCGAATGGCCCCATCCGCTGTTTCTCTGCGCGTTTGCTGAACAACCGCATCCCGGGCTTCTGGTCGGATGCTTTGCAAAATGGGGCCGACTTCGTTGTCAAATTGAAGAAGCAAAGCCTCCCGGGCCTCGGGGGTTTGCGAAATCGCGGCGGCCAACCGCGAACGGGCGGTCTCTATTTGTTGCAACGCGGCCCTTTCGACCGCCTGCTCCCGCCGCTCGGCGGCATTTAGAAGAACTTGGGTGCGGAAGTTCTGCGCGTCGATAAGAAACTGGTCGCGAACCATAGACGAGCGCCAGTTCCCCTCCGACGTCACGTTATCAATTATTTCGGCAATTGCCTTCTCGACTTCGTTCGCGTATTCAGGAGAGCGCGGGTCCAGCGTTCGCGAGCGCTCATCCCACTGCAGCTTCAATTTTTGAAGGCTCTCGCTGCGGACCGTAGCGTCCTCAAGCCTGTTAGTCTGCTCGACCCGCTCAGCAATGACCCGGCCGATTTCAGCGCCCGCCCTCTCCAGGGCGCTCATACCGGACTGAACCCAGTTCAGCCCGTCGTCAAACCGGCCGTAAGCCCGGGATGCGTCGCCCGAGCGCGCGGTTTCAGTCGGAAAATCGCGAAGAGGGCGCGCCATTAGCCCAACAGACTCGCGACCCTTGCCCCGCCAGAGGCTAGAGACGCGAGCACCCCGTAGTTAGTGCCAGTACGGATGTTAGCGACCCGGCGCTGGAGCACACCACCGGAGAATGTAGCGTCCTGCGCCGCTCGCACACTTTCGATCGACCCCTCGGTCAGGGCTTCCCGGATGAGCTCAGAGCCACCGCCCACGTCCAACCCGCCCTGCATGGAAAGGAGGGCCGCCCGTCGAGAAGCCAAGCTCGACCGCTCCCGCTCCAGGTCACGCTGCCGCCGCTCATTGTCAAGCGCAACCATCCTGGCGGACTCGATCGAGTCTCTGATCGCCAAGTTCCGCAAGGCCAACTGGCCGCTAATCGAACCAACCGTGCCCAGAACCGTCGCGCCAAGGCCCAGCGCCTTCCAGAAAGACAGTCCGGTGCCCAGGAAGCCTGACGACGCGGCCGCCGTACCCGCGGCCGCCGTACCCGCGGCAGCCGCACCCGCGCCCGCGCCTGCGCCTGCGCCCAGGAACGAAAATACGGGGGCTAGGAAGGCCATGACCACACTCCGGTACCGTGATCGATGAACCCTACCATGCGCAGCAGCTTAATGTAAGTTGGATCGTCAACCACTTGAGGCACTGTGACATGTCCGCGGGCGTTTTCATCTAGCCACCGCCGGGCAAGTCGAATACCACTCCTGATTTCGCCGGGGGTGGGCCGGCGTTCAGCGTGCGGCACGGCCCATACCCAAGGGACGAGAATGCCCCCGGAGGTGAGGAAGCAGTTCGTGCCCAACACCGCGAATGGCTGCCCATCCTCGCCGAGCATGAGCGTCGGCCGGGTCAACTTTGCGTCCCGCTCTGCAGTCGGGGCGGTCCAAGTCTCCGTCCAGGCGTCCCAGATCAGCGCGGGCACCGGGAACCGGCGAAGGTCAGATAGGGTAGCTGGAGCCAGAGTTGTCATCGAGGTTTCGTGTCCACAAGAGCCGAGAGGGCAAGAAGCGACAGCGGGTAGATGTCCTCCGTATAGATACGCAGGGCCTGATCGCCATCGTAAGTCCCCGCGGTCGGCAGTGAAACGTCCGTATATGCCGGCTTCGGCGGGGCGTCCATGAGGTTCTGCGTCGTGGCGGTGACGATCTGCTCCACGCGGTTGGACCCGGCGACCTCGACAAACCCCCCGATCGACGCCCAGACCCGAAGGTTCACCCGGTGCACGTTGCCCGGCTCACCAAGATCGGAGGGTGCCTGCTGAGTTAGCAGCCCGATCGGCATCGTTACTGCCTCACTGCGGTACGGATACCCACCCACGACAAACGAGGCTGGACGATCAGCCAGAGAGTCCGACTTGAGCAGCCGTCCATCCACCGCATAGTCGTACGTGTCCCCGAGCTCGGCCGCGGGCGGAGTGACCGAAAAGAGGCGCTCGCCGGCCAGAGGCGGCAAGAAATCGACTTCGGTAGTCAGCACCGAGCCCGCCGGGAGGCCAAAATTGGCCAATGACAACGGCACGGTCGGGGTAATCGGAAGAGCTACCTTAAACGTCCGGGTCGTAAGGTTTGGAGACAGCACGACAAACGGTTCACGATTGCCGGCTGTCAAACTGACAATTTCCTGCCCTTTCCGCCAAGCAAGGCCACGAAAAACGATTTCCAAGTTTGCCACGATGTCCGGGCTGTTCGAGGAGTAGGTGAACACAACGTGACCGCCAACCTCAGACGCCGCTGTGATACGCCACTGCCGACCGACCGATTGCTGACAATCAAGGTACACCGCACGCTCAACCGAATACGCCTGTCGCTCCTGGGGCGCGTCTGCCGTGACCGCCTGGGGGAGAGGCTCCATGACCTCAACCGTCTGCTGCAACGCCCCGCCCTGGGTACGTCGGACAGCCAGGAACAGGACATCTTGCTGGGCTTGGTTCGCCGGCTCCCCGACGAAGTTGGTCTTGATCGCGGGCACGCACGCCATATCCAGGACCGCCGGGGCGCGACCGCGCAGCCCGCCGCCCAGCCGGTGCCGGTGAGCCCCCAGAACCTTCTGGTCACTTTCGACGGTAATACCCACGAGTTGATCATCCTGAGTGAGCAGCCAGAGAACCGAATATGGGGATTGCTGGTAAGTAACATGGCGAATGCCAGTCTCAACCAAGTGCGACGCAAGAAGCGTCGCGTCCACCGTGATGAGGCTATCGGTCTCGATGTCGTACTTCACCTGCCGCAAGCGCGTGTTCCCGCGCTGCACGAAAAACACTGTCCCGTCCACCCGAACGGGAGCGACAGGTGCCGACCCTCGCTGCGTGGCCCGGCGCACCACCGCCTCGGTCGGCGTCAGAAACCCCGAGACCCCCGGGCGCACGGTGAACTCCCCCGACGTCGTGCCGACAAGAAGGAGGTCGGACCCGGAGACCATCCACCGTACCGTATCAACGCTGTTCCCGGTAACGCGCCGGACGATGGCCTTATCGGCATTGGCCGACTCATTGAGTGAAGTGTCCGGGCTGATGGACTCGAAGTTGTCGAAGCTGTTGGACACCGAACCTGTGATTACGTCCGGAGCCGAGGTGAACCCGCCGTACCACAAGCGAGCCTCATGAAACGTCACGCTTGTGCAGCCCCGGGTCGAGGAGAACAGGCCAAGAGCCCACTCGGTACTTGCGGCCGGATTGGCGTTGCCGATCCGGTATGTGCCGGTACCGTTGGCGACAGTGGACGACACGACCGTGTTGATGGTCACATAGTAGGCTCGCTTGTTGGTCGTGTCCCGAACGAAGAACACCCGGCCCACATCCGACGCGATGAACAGCGCGGCCGACATGGTGATGGTAAGATTCGGCCATGTCCCTGTGATAGTGGCCGTCAGGCCAGCGTTGAAGTTGAGAGGACCGAGAGGCGCTCGGCCATCGAGGAATGTGACAGCCGCGCAAGAGAACGATGACGGTCCCAGCCGGCTGATCTTGTACGGGGGGTAGTTCGGGTGGACAACATAGAGCACATCCGCGTCCTGCGCAAAGGCAAGGTCGGGAAGGTCTGCTGTCGTCCACGGTGTCGTGACCTCGACCGGCGTGCCGCCCCCAATGACTCCTGTCTGGGTCCAGAAGCGAGCATACTGGTTTCCGAGTTCGATTACGATCGAAACGTCTGACACCGGGACGAACGGCACAAGACGGACGTTCCCGGTGTTCTTCGTCGGACCAAGGCGCCGCGTGGGCGGCCTCCGAACCAGCGCGCCCTCCGGCGTGACGATGAAGTTCTCCGCCTTCTGAAGCGCCCGATAGTACTGATCGAGGTCGGTCCGGCCGAGGAGAAACGGGGACCATTCCCCGGAGGACCACCCGTTCCGAACGGTAAACGCGCGGGGCATGAGGGCTACTCCCCCGCCCGCCACACCCGGGGCGGCATGTTACTGCCTCCCGACGTAAGGCAGCGGAGCAGTCAGCCGCCGGCCCGCCGTCTCTAGGCGCCCGGGCATGACCGCAATCTCCGCCGGCTGCTCAATCGAGGCAGCGCGACGAGCCGCCAGAAGTGCTCTGTCCGCCTCCTTTGAAAAGTACTCACCAAGGCTCGCATCGGCCCCGAGGCCAAGAGCCACATCATGGGCCAGCTTGTACGCGATCAAATCTATAAACAAAGGGTCCCAGAGCGTAACGTTAGTTTCGTCACGAATGTACATGACGTACATCGTGTCAACGTCAGATAGAAGCTCGTTGTTCTCGATTCGGTATGTTTCCGGGGCATCCGTCAAGGTTTCACGAGAGCCATGCGAGTCCGGGTTGGCAGCAACCAAAGAAATAAAATCGGCCGGCAAAATCATACGATGCTTCCACCCGAACGCTGGAGAGGGCGGGCTCGGGCTCAGCACCGCCCGGGTGAAGGCAAACTGCCACCGGTGTCGCTTTAAGAGCGCCCGACGCTGCACCGGATAGGATGTGTTGAGGATGGTAGAGGCGATGTTGTCCTGCCCGGGAGACAGGAGCAGCCCCTTCTCTCGCGCCCTGATGAGGGCGAGGTTGAACACCTCGATGAGAGAAGGGGCCGTCACTGTCGCGGACTCAGGTCACGTACTGGATCACGCCGCGGATGCGGCCGGTCGTCACGGGAGAAGTGACGGCTTGCACCTCGACGTACACCAGTTCGTACCCCTCGACGCCATCCCGGGACTTGCCCACGTAATCCAAGCCGCGGGCGATACGGTCGATCACCCACTGACCCGCAGCGGCGAGGTTGAAAGCGTTCGCACCGGAAAACACGTTGTCAGTCGTCTCAACCCTGATCTTGCCGTTGGTAGCCGAGGCCCCAAAGACGTTCGTCACCTCGAACACCCCGCCGACCACTCGCGCGCCCTTGGGGAGCCGGCAAAGAAAGAGCCGGTCACCAACGGCAACGGTAGCGCCCGGCTGAATATCGAACGTGACCGCCTGGACGTGGCCCTGCTGGAGCGTCCTGTTCGAGAGAGCGGGCGGTGTCGCCCGCTGCCCCGTCAGTACCGTAGAGAAGAAGTCAGGCATTGCTACACCCTCCTATCAGGCGATCTTCTTGGCGTGGATGCGGACCACCCGCACGTCCTCGACGCGGCTGGCACCCCACGCGCCCATGCAGTATGCCTGCCAGGGCCGCGTGCGCAGGTCCGGCCGCGGATCGATGAACGTCTGAGGCTCCTGGGCCACGCCGAACTCCAGGGCATCGTTGCGATACATGAACACCCGGTTGGCCGCCACGCCGCCGTCATACGAGGCATCCGTGATATCCGGGATGAGCTCGGTAATGAAGAACCGAAGCCCCATGAACGTCCCGTCCGTGAACCCGGCGTTCTCGATCGCCCGAAGCGAGTTGTAGTCCGCGTTCGTAAGCTTGTCGTCCTCCAGCAGCGAACGCCATGCGTTGGCGTTCATCGCGACGTTAACCGGCGCACCGGGCAGATCGATCGCATAGGAGGCGAGCAGCTTCTCCTTGGCCGCCAGCAACGCCCGGAAACCCAGGGGAATCGGGTTGCTGCTGGTGTTGAGGGAGAACACGCGCTGGGCGTTCGGGAAGGTGGCCGTGGTCTCGGCGTTCTTGCCCTCCTGCACCGGACCGTCGAGCGCCTGAATGATGGTGCGGTCGATCGCCCGGCCGATGGTAGCCGCAAGACGCTGAGTGTACGGCGACTCGAAGCTGACGAGGTTCTTCACCTTGTCGAAGCTGTCGAGCAGCACGTTCGAGTCGTAGCCACGGATGAAGCCCCAGCGCCGAGTGTGATCGATCTCGTTGCGCGGCATCGGCGCAAAGCGATCGGTGATCTCCTGGTAGTCAACGCCGGCCAGCCGCTCCATCGTCCACGCCTCGCCCGTCACCGACTTGGTAGTGACGCTGGAGCGCAGTCGGGAACCGCGCTGCTCCGCCAGCAGGTACACCATCGTACCGAACTGACGGACGAAACTCCTCTCGATTGTGTCGCTCACGTGTTTTCCTCCTCTGGCATGAGCGTGTTCATCTCAGGGTCCACGCCCCTACCATCTGCGAGGGTGTCTGAGCCTGCGGGTCACTGCGCCCGAGCCGATCCCAGGCCACGAGAGGTATAGGCACTTTGCCTATAGCACGAAGCGCGCCAACTGGTCAACTGGCTCGCTGCCGGATTTCGAGAGCCTCCCGGCTCAGACGTTCGGCCTCAGCGCGGTCGCCCCGAGTCCAGGCCTGGAGAGCCTTGTGCGTGAGCTCGACGGCCCTCCCCTCCGCCTGCGCCGGAGACAGCGCCCCGGCAGCCGGAAGCGCACCCGCGGGGTTCGTCCCCTCTTTGAACAGGGTGGCCACCCGCGCCATGGCCTCGACCACCACCGGGTTCGCTCCGAGGCCCGCCTCGTTGAGCACCTCGCGCAAGCCCAAGAAATCCGCGCCTCGACCGGCGTCCTTGACGAGTTGATCGAACGCCTGCCCGTGCTTCTCCTTGAGCATCTTGGTGGCCTGCACCACCATGTCGTCGGCCGCCTTCTGGAGTTCGACGTTGCGCTCGACGAACCGCTGGTAGAGCTTCTCGGCCTGCGCCGGGAGAAGACGAGCCTCGGCCGCAAGCTGCTTGAACCACTCCAGGTTCTCGCCGGTCGCCAAGTGTTCGGGCGTACCCTCCGGGGGTGTAAGCTTGAACGCCTCCGGCTTATCTCCCGCCCCCAGCTTAAGAAGCGCATCCAGCCCAGCCTGCCGGAGCGCGCTTAGCCTCGCGATGTCGTCCGCCGGGACCCCGACAAACTTGGCGAGCTCCCGGTGGCTGTTGGCGAACTCTTCGAGAGTTTTGCCGGCGTACTTGGCGATTGAAGGGTCGTTTCGGAGAGGCTCGGGGAGCTTGTCGTACCACTCGGTTCCTGGGGCAGGAGCTCGGCCTGCACCGGCTTCGGCTGGTTCTGGAGCCACCGCGCCAGCTTGTCCAAGCGCGTTTGCGGGAGTCTCGGCAACACCGGAAACAGGGGCACTTGCGCCTCCCTCTGCCTCGCGCACGAGGCGCGTCAACCATGTCATCGGATAGCCTCCTTCTGGGGTTCAACCTGCGGCATAGAGCCCTTGCGAATCCACTCCAACAGCCGCATCACTACAACCCGCTGCCCCTCCAAGTGAAGAGTATAAAGCGGGTCCAACGATCCAGTAGTCGTCTGCACCGCCGTCGTCCGGGTCTCGTGCCCATACATATGGCGGAGCGCCGCAATCACAAGCCGCCCGTCGTCGGTCTGCGACAGCCGGTAAGCAGCCTCGTGCACTGCACGCGCATCAACGTCGATAGGGGTCATCGCTGGCCTTTTCCAACCGCCGAAATCAGCTTCGCCATCGTGTTGCCGGCCTCCGCCGCCATCGCCGTGCCGGCCATCATCTGTTGCTGTTCGGCCCGGGCCTGCCGGATAGCCTCGATCTCCTGCCGAGACCGCATCAACCGCGCCGGTACGCCCGAAGCCGAGTGCAGAAGCGAGGCCACCGCGTCGGCATTCACCACATCGGCCGCCTGTGGATCAAGCTGGCTGATGAACGCCACGCCCTCCAGCCAACGGATTGCCGCCATGGCCTCGGTCTGCATGGCCGAAGTAATGACAGGGGAGAGGTGCTGCACGATGAATGCCTGCCCCGGCTGAGCGGGCGGGGGCGGCAAGCGCCCCTGGCGAGTCAAGACCCCGAGCACGCGCCAGATCAACGGCTCCAGCAGGGAGTTCTGGAGGCGCAGCACCATCGGACTGACCGCCCGGTTGCGCTCGTCCTGGCTGACCATGATCTCGCCGACCGTGCGGGGCTGCTTGGAACCGGTCGGGTTCTGGTCCATGAACAGGTGGATGAAGAATGCCTCACGAATACGCCGCTCCTTGTCGGACAACATATCCACCCCGACCTCGATACGGCTGGCACCGGGCGGCAGAAGGGGTTCGAGAGCCTTGTCCCCGTCTGTGTAAGTGATGCCCGCCGGGTAGAGGCGGAGCGGGGACAGTAGCGCGCCATCGCGCACCATCCACGGCGGGTCCACTAGCTTTTCGGCCCCGCGCGTGATAAGTTCGGACAGGCTGTTCGCCTGAGCCACCTCCCCGAGCGCGGTCATGGCCGGCGAGCGACCCCACACGCTATCGTCCACGCTGTACCAGGGTACCAGGAAGATCGGCTGCTCCAGGAACACCCCAATATCGGCGTAGGTTTCAGTCTCCGGGTGCAGCCAGATACCGACCCACTCCGCCCCCGTGGCGAGATACTGCTCCGGCACGATGTCCTTGATCTCCGGATCATCCATGCGGATGCAGGCGTACAGCATCTCGACCGGGGTGTCCAGCTTGGGGTTCAGCTTGCCCGTCAGGGCCGGGAACTTCATGAGGGCCGCCCGGGCACGGAAAGTCTTACGAATATAAACCGCACAGGTCTCGCCCTCGGCGTCCGCTTCACCCGACACTTCCCATACCGGGATGTGCTGGAACCGGATGCCCTTGCGGGCCTTGCTGTCTTCCCAGACAGCGAAGCACGCGGAACCATAGGCCCCAAGATCGAGGCACAATTTGTGGAGCGCCGCGACGGCTGACTGCTTGCCAGAAAACAGAGCCGACCGTACCCGCTTGGCCACCAGATCACACCACTGACGCAAGGCCATGTCCTGTCTCAGCAAGTCCTCATCAGCCTCGCCGTTGGTCCCCTCAGGCTTGATCCAGAACGATTGCGTGCCGACAGCCCCCGCCACGAACACATTCGACAGCAGGAAAGACGCGAACAACTCAAGCGACCGGACGGCAGTGCTGTCTGCCAGGCGCCGCTCACGCTCGTCTCCCGAACCCTGCTCCTCCCGGTAAGTAAGCGACGCAGGGAAACAGAAGTTCTGGACGGTACGCCAAAGGCCCTCTCGCTCCTTGCGGACGGTCTCGGCAGCCGTGATCCGCTCGCGAAGGGTCTTGGCCCCGGTCATCCGCCGAGCAAGCTCTTCGCGTTGAGGCGGGCGCGCCCCGAGAGCACCATGTCACGCTCCCCCGTCAGCCACGTGGGCGCACGTCCTGTCTGCGCTCGCATCTTTGCCTGCGCCGCCTCGAACGCCTTGCGGTCAGGCGTATCACCAGCCTGTTCCGCACGGAATGCTTCACGGTCCGCGTCGGTCCAACGGCCCCTCCACCTGCCGGCGGCAAACTGTTGGTTAAGCACATTCTTTTCTTGCTGCGAAAGCAAAGGGTCGAACAAGAACCCCATCTGCTTCTCCGTCCCTACCCGAGCAAGCTGCGCCCGGTGAGCATGGTCCGCTCATCGGTGAGCAGGGTGGCGGCGCGGCCCTGCTGGACTCGCATCCGCGTTTGCATCTCCTTGAACGCCTTGCGCTCCGCCTCCTCGCGCTCCCTCCTGGCCCGCTCCTCCGCTTCGCGCTGAATGGCAGCGTAGTCCGGCATTTTCGGTCCCCTAAAGAACCCCATTAGCCTCTCTCCATCTGATAGAGGGGATTTGCCTCCCTCATAGCGGCGTCCATCCTCCGCGCCTCTTCGGGCGTAAAGGCTCCACGAACCTTATGCCGTTTCGGCCGGGAACGCAAGGCCCACCAGCGCGCCTGCTCGATCGGCGACCTGGCCGTCAGCGGAACGAACTCCTCCGCCGCCGGGTCATCCCGAGGATCAAGCGGGGCGGCACGAAAGATCATCGCTTGAACCACCCCCTTACGATGGCAATGATCCTCCTAACCCACCGCCGCACGCGCTCAAGAGCCCCGCGGATGGCGCGAAACACTGCACGCATGTCACACCACCTCCTCACTAACGGCCCGCTTCTTCCGAGTTGACTTAAGCCTCGCCTCCAGCTCGGCTACCACCCCCTCCTGATAAGCTACCAGAGCAGCCCGGGGGAAGTCACCAACCCTCTCAATCCGAAACTCTTGCGAACCGCGGGAAGCCCACTCACGAAGAAGGTCCAGCTTCTCCCGGGCCTGAGAAAGCTCGATAGAAGTCGTTTGGTCGGACATACTTTTTGTCTCCTTTCAGCAAGGTGTGGCAAGCCGGCAACAGTAGCGGGTTCGCCACGAACAAAGAAGTCATAGCACACGCCGCCACCGTGCACATCTCCTCCTCGGAAAACTGCCGATCCTGCTGCCCGGTCTCGTAGAGGTAAGCATGCAGGGCCTCGTGCAGGAAGGTGTCCACAAACCGGTGCGGAGCCAAGTCCGGGGCGATCGTAATAATCTGAGCCTTGGGGTCGGTCTCTCCAAAGGCCCCGTCGGGCAAGGCGGCCATCATGACCGAATAAACAGTTGTACTGATCATGAGCAAAGGCATTCTAAGTCTCCGCTGTAGTTTGAGCGTTGTAGCGGCTGCCGAAAGACCATTTCGGCATACCTATGGCTCCGGTAGCTAGAGCATCGGCAACATGCGATGCCATGTCGTGCACGGGCTCTTCTTTCAACACTCCTGTCTTTTCATCCCTCTCTCGGCGGTATGTTGCAAGTAAGTCCAGCCCGTCCGTACACTCCCGCGAAAACACCGCATGCTTGAGCAGCCGCCGGGTGGCCGTGATCTGCTCGATCTTAGGCGCTTTGCGCACGGGGGTCCCTATAAGCCCCGCCTCACTGAACTGGCTGATTCGGCTCTTGCCGGAGCCCAACTCATGCTGGGCCACGTCGTGCGGCATGTAGTTGATGCCCAGCCGCCAAGCCTGGCCGTCTGTGACGGCATACTCCCGGACGCGCTGCACGATCGTCGGGATCGCGGCCCCGATGAACTGAAGGTAGCCGATGAAGATCGGGGTACCGGCGACCCGCTGAAAGAACCAGACCACCGTCATGTCGTTCCAACCCAGGTCCCAGCAGGTGTTCACCTGGAGGTTCGGGTTGAACCGCACATCCGTGATCCGCCCCGAAGCCCGGATTTCCTCCAGCTCCAGCCGGTAGATCGCCCCCTCGACGCCAGCCTCGAAATCGCATTCGTATTCCTGGGCAAACTCGGTTGGGCTTAGGTCAGCCCGAAGGTTGGCGATCTCCTCCGGGATCACCATGCCTGTCTGGTGCACCGTGTACAGGCTGGCCGACCAATTGGTGCTGGTACTAGTCACGACCGAGCCGTCATGCCGCCGCCACGTCACCGCCTCCCCCGCCTGCCAGCGCGCAGCCCGGTCATACATTCGGTAGAGATGGTTCCGGCCCAGTGGGGTGCCGATGAAGTCGGCCCACTGGTTCGGATAGCCCCGGTGGTCGAGCCCCTGCCGGCTCTTGTCCGACAGCATCGGCCGGACCTGCTGGGTCCAGACGTGCTCGGGGATATGCTGCCACTCGTCTGTCACTACCCCATCGAGGTAACCGCCGCGGAGGCGCTGCTTCGGGCTGTCCACGCCGTACAAACGGATGCGGCTGACGCTGCCCCGAGCGGTCGGGATGTACACCGCCAGCCGACTGTCCTTGACCGTGGCCCCAGGGATTTCAAGAGCGCGATCCCTGAGTTCAGCCCAGGCAATGTCCTCGACCTGCGAATAGGTCGGGCCGAGGTAGGCATACCGACCGTTCGGGAACGGACAGTTCGCTGCCCGGTCCAGCAGCTTCATGATCTTGGCGATCGTCTTCCCGGCTCGGCGATGCCAGACGTCAACCGAAAAACGGGTCTTGCGCTCCACGTTCTCGAGTTGGTGCGGGGCGGGCCGCATGCCAAAATAGGCCCAGGCATCGCGGGGGGTAGCAGGCCGAAACTCCGGCCGCTGGTCTTCCTCCCGCGTCACCTTGGGGGCGGCGATCTTAATAAGCCGATTTGCCTGGGCCAGGATAGTCACGAGTCACTCAGCCCCGAGGCTGGCGCTCCCGGACGGCGAATACGGCCGGTCGGGCCTCGAATAACCGCCGTAGGGGCGGCCTGCGTTCTCACGCGCCCGCTCAAGTTCACCCTTGAGCAGGCAAATCTTGATGCTCAAGCCGAGGATGATAAGCAGCAGGATTGACTCATACATGAGGGGGTTCCTTTCGGTTCAGCAGCCGACCATACCTCAGCCGGTCCAGGCGGCGCAATGCCGCCGGCAGGCAGACCCGGCAGTGGGCGGGCAGCGGCGAGTACTGGCGCAGCGGGGTGACCTCTTCCCAGAGATGCCCGCAGGCGCAGCACGTCATCCGCCACACCAGCCGCGGTCCGTCTGGAGTATCGACCACCCGACGGAGCTTGCCCACGGCGGGGCCGTAGGGAGCCGGACGCCAGTACCGAGTTCCCAGGGGCGGAGGTTCGGTGAAGTCGATAAGGTGATAGACGGGGGGCATAGGTCGTCGTCTGGCGGCTAATACAAAAGCCCCGCCACCGATAGCTCCTCCAACTTATACTCCCGGCCGCCGCGGCGGTCGTGAGCAGGACCGTAGCGGCCCAAGCCACGTGCGCCTCTCGCGCGCAGCCATTTGGCCACCTCAGACCGTTTCTCTGCGCACAGAACTTCCGGGGGCGGCTCTGGTTCCTCCAGGCGAAAGACTGAACCCACCCATACCCAC